CATCCGCGAACCAGGGCCAGCCGTAAAGACTGCCCCCAGACCGATGGAACTTGACCAGCGTCCACAACAACCCGGCGGCCTCATCGGCAGGCTTAGAAGCCCGCCAGCCGCCCGTCCTGGTATTCAGGCAACCCCGCACCGCCCGCACGGCTAACTCGTCAGAGGGGACCGCAACAGTCCCTCCCTCACGGAGTTTTCGTAACGGATCGGCAAGAGCAGCCATCACTGCCAGGGAGTGATCCACTTTTGACATGGAGCCTCCAGAGAGTTTGGCCTCATCAGTACCCGCATCACGGGTAGACCGCACAAGGCGGTTTCGGCCTGGGACACCGAGACGTTTGCCCAGAATCGTCGTATAAGGGGCCGGTTTTCCCCACATCGCTCAAGGCGACCGGATAGCACCAAGCAAGGGACACCTCCTTTGCTGCCCGCATGCGGATAGTACCATATAGTACCATTCCGCAGGCGGAGTGAAACCGCGGACGATTGCCGCGACGTATCTATACCATCGACGTACCATCCGGGAAGGAAAAATCTTTCCCGGACGGGCCGCGATGAGAACGCGGGGCAGTCGCAACGCGGAAAACCGCGAACGAACGAAAACCGCGGGAAACCGCGATTGAATCACAATCGTTCCGCGTTGGGAACGGTTGCGATTGTTACGCCCCCTATACCATCGACGTACCATCCGGCCCGAAAGATTTTCGGATTTACTATTTCACGGCCGGAAAACCGCGATTGAACCGGGCCGGGAATCCGATAGTATGGGCAGACCGCCCGGGGGTTTCCCGGGGGATACATTTGGAGTGTTTCACCATGTCGAAGCGAAACAAACTGACGGAAGAACAGCGGGCCGCCAACCGGGCAAAGAAAACCGCAAAGATGCGGCAACGGATGGCCGGGATTGTTCATAGGCTTTTCGGGAGCCTCACGCCGGAACCGGTTCCCGGAACGGTTTTCGATCCGTTGGCCTATCTAACGTGTCCGGGCCGGTTCCGCGACGTGCGGGCCTTCCTGCGATATCGGGCCGCCCGGGCCGGAGTCGGTGCGGGATTGCCGCGAGAGTTGAGGGCCGCCGCGTTAGATGATGCGGCCCAGAATGGCCTAGACTTTTTCACGGCCCGCGATTACTCGGCGGCCGGTTTCGACGCGGACGCGGCCGCGTTGGCCGTGCTATCGGCGGCACGGTGGTGCGACCGGGCGAGGTGGCGTTCCATCGACGCCGACCGGGCATTTGAGAACGGAGCGACCTACCCCGGAGACTACGTCTTGTGGAACCGGGCCGCCGCATCCCGGACAGGAAACCCAGCGGCGGAAGTCGCCGCCGCGGAATCGTTGGGCATGGCATGGGGGGAAGTGTTTCCGGCCTGCCATGAAATCCCCGGCCCGGCCGTAGCGTTGCCGGGGGGGCCGTCCGGCCGCGGTGAAACCGATGGCCGTATGATCCGCGACGGCGGCCGTATTCGGTGGCGAATGAAACGGGGCCGCGGCAGGGCAAAGACATTCGCCCCGGGCATTGTGCGGGATTCAATCCCAACAACGGCCCCGCGATACGTTCGCGGCCCGATGCCAGCGGGGAACGGGGGGCCGACTGAATGGCGAAAGATGCCCGGGGAGCCGGTGTCATACGCCGCCGATCCAGAAGCGTATCGGGCCGCGGTTGCGGCGTATCGGGAGCCCGGCGAGCCGAACTATGGGCAGGAAGCACGGGCCGCCCGCGAGGCGTTCGACACTTGGCGGGCCGCGTTGGCCGAGCGGTACGGCGACTAGACGCGGGCCGATAGAGTGACGCGGGAGCCCCGGCCGGGGATGAAACTCGGCCGGGGTTTTTCATTGGCGAACGGGGACGGGGAAGGGGAAGGTTTGCCAATGCATGGCGAACCAGCGGCCCACGTTTTCCGGCCCGATTCGGAACCTTGCAAAATCGTAAGGTATCGATCCGCCAATATCCCGCAAACCTAAGTCTATGCTGGCAAATGGTTTGCGACACGGGCACGGAACGAGAGACACACCCCCCGAGGCCCCCCATCGCGTCGCGCCTATCAGGTCATATCCCTCCCTGGATTTTTTCACCCCACTAGCCCCCACATGACTCTCGCCCGCGTTTTGCCCCCCTCCGCCGTGTGTCGCGGCCGTTTGTTGCTGCGTGTCGCTCGCGTTGAATCGCCGTTCTCCGCCGCATAGCGGTCGTCGGTGTCGCACTGGTTGGCATGGAGTCTCTGACGAGCGACATCTTCTGGTTGGACTGGGAGGATGATGAAGTTTGATGCACGGTGAGTGCGTTGAATGGGGCAATGGTCAGGTATGGAAGCTGGCCAAGCGAGCGTGCGTTGATGAATTTCAGTTCCAAGCCGATGGCTGGGTATAAGCCGTACCAGTTTTTTCCAGAGGCTTCGGGTGCTGGGCTTCCCGAGACGGCTGCTGACGCCGAGGTGGCCTCCTGGCCTGATGTGCCGGCGATGGCTCATCGTCCCGGGACAGTGGGCCCGATGGGTTTTGGTCGGCCCACGGTGGATGACTCGGCCAAGCCGCAGTTGGCCTTCAACGACATCTTCCCCGGGTTGCCCGCCAACCCGTTCCAGCCGATGGATCCGGACGAGGCCATGCGGCAGCTTCGCATGGAGCGGGCCCGGCAGAGCTATGAGCGGAACTTCGGCATGCACCATGCCGATGGGGCTTCCATGGCATCGCAGGGCAACCAAGCCAGCATTGACTTTTTACTGGAGCGCATCAAGCGGGCTCGGGCCGAGGGCGCTTACCAGAGTGGCGACTACAAGAGGAGAATGTGATGAGTGCAATGGGGAATCTGGCGAATTGGGAAGCGCGTGCCGGGTACGGCCTGGACGCGCTGGGGCGGCCGTCGTACCAGAACCAGTTTTCGATGGGCGCTGGGCCCCGAGATCATCTGGCCCAGACGGCGATTCACAACGACCTCAAGGCTCGCGCCGCCGCGGATGACCCCGAGGGCATGCTGATCCGCGAGCTGCTGGAGCAGTTCAAGCGCCAGAACCTCCCTGGCAATGTCAGGCTGCCGGTGTTTCCGCTGGTGCCGGCAGGAAACTTCTCGTACCAGAACGTCGAAGGCAAGTAAGTGGACCGAGACGGCGACAAGGTGCGTCAGTTGCGGCGCGGGTTGTGGGACAACATCCGTGCCAAGCGGGAGCGTGGTGAGGCTCCGGCCAAGCCGGGCGACAAGGACTATCCCGACTCTAAGCAGTGGAGGAAGCTGAGTGGACAGGGACGGCGACAAGATTCGTAGTCTGATTCCCAACCGTCCCGTCAGGGACACGCAGGGCGGCAAGAAGTTTGTTGTCCGCGCCAAGGTCGGGGATGAGGAGCGGCTGGTCCGATTCGGGGACGCCAGCATGGGGCACTACAAGGAAGGCTCCTCCGACCGCGGGCATGGTGATGAGGGGCGTCGGGCCAACTTTAAAGCCCGGCATAACTGCGACGAGAAGACCGACAAGCTGAAGCCCGGCTACTGGTCCTGCAACTGGAGCTGGTGATGGCTGATGAACTCCGTGCCGGGAATCGCCCGTGGTTTCCCCGCTCTAGCCGCAACTTCTCGCTTGGCAACATCACGGAAGATGTGACTGACTGGTATTACCAGAGTCAGGCTGCCTCGGAGGACCGTGCCCGTCAGGCTGCGGCGGATGCCATCAACCCGCAGTTAAACACACAGGAAGGTTCGGCGGCGTACCGCTTTGACCCGCAGCAGCAGCCCGGCCGATATGTGCAGGCGCTGGTGGAAGATGTGTCGGCTGGCGTCCCCGCCCCCGCGGCGCAAGAGACGGCTGGGTTTCAGAGCCCGTTCCAGCGATCCAAGCTCCCGCAGGCGCGGCAGTCTGGCCTCCAGCAGGCTGAGATGATGGAGCAGATGCTCGCGGCGTACGGCAAGCCGGTGAACGGCATGTTCCCGGCCGCTTGGCGGCAGTTGCCCGAGGAGCTGGCGCTGGACATGTACGCCTACGCCACCAACCAGGGCGGGTATCGGGATCGCCTGACGAGCCCGACAGAAACCACGGGCGTCTTGGGTGAGGGCTCTCCAGTCAACACTGCGTTGACCTGGGGGCAGTCGCTCCCGTCCACGCTGTATGCCATCGGGGAAAACGTCGGCAATGCGGCCGATTACGTGACCAGCACGGCCATGGGTGGCATGCCCGGAAAACAGTTCCCAGATGCTGCGAAGAAGCTTTCGTACGCAGTCAACACACTCACGGCACCGGGGCAAGCGATTGCCGAGGCCGCGGGCTACGCGCCGCAGGCAGGCGAAGGTCACTCCGCGTGGTCGGACATGAAGGATACGCGGAAGGATTTCGATGCCGGGGTGAACTGGGGGCAGATGGGATACACCCCAACGCCCTACGGAACGACCATGTACGACGCCATGCAGTATGGCAGCCTGTCTGACGAGGCGCAGAGCGTCGATCTCCAAGAAGGCAAGGACTACTTCATGGGCCAAGGGGTTCCGGAAACCCCGGCGTACTTCCTTGGGATGGCGACCGACGATCTCTTCAACCCCGTGTTCGATGCTCCTGGCATCGCCGCAGCAAGCAAGACTGGTCGGTTGCTCCCAATCGCCAAGCAGATCGGCATTGAGTTCGCACCCGGTCAGGTGATGACCGGCATGAGCATGGCCGCGCAGATCCGTGCCAAGCAGTTGGAAGATCAGGCGAGACAGGACGAACTGATCGGGAGGTTGCGGTAATGGCAGGACCGGGAGCAGTCGATGACGTACTGCGAGCCATCGCTGGTCAGGCGGAGCAGCCCAAGTACATCCGGGCGTATCACGGGAGTCCTCACAGCTTCGACAAGTTTGATGCGTCGAAGATCGGGACGGGCGAGGGCGCGCAATCGTATGGCCACGGGCTGTACTTTGCGGGCAACGAAGATGTGGCGGATGTCTATCGCAAGGCTTTGTCTGGGCCATACTCGCAGGCGCTTGCGCCAATGGAGGACATCCCAAAGTTCTTCGCGCCCGGCAATGTCGTCCCCGGCTACGGGGGGCGCGACAAAGTGCTGCGATTTTTCCCCGGCCCAGATAATGAGCCGTGGAACTGGTCCGTAGAGGTCGTTGGCGCGGATGCGGCTGGCGTCCCAAAGCCGTACGAACGGCCACGCATACACAAAACACACCCGGCAATGCGAGACGTCGATGCATTTTTCGGCAGAGAGCCGACTAGACCGGGGCATGGATACGAAGTGGAGCTAGGGGTGCCCGAGGGAGCGTTGCTGGACTGGGACGCTCCGTTACGCAGTCAGCCTGTTGTGTCGCGGCGGATTCCGGACTATGCGAAAGCCATGGATGCTGATGCCACGGGGTACAACCTGTACGACTGGATGAAGTTGTGGCATGGCGGCCCGCAGGGGGCGTCTGAGGCCCTGCTAAAAGAGCATGGGATCCCGGGCATCCGCTACCTGGACGGGAACTCACGCGCAGCAGGCCAGGGCACCCGCAACTACGTCATGTTCCCCGGCACCGAAGACTCCATCCGCATCTTGCGGAAGTACGGGCTGATGGCGCCAGTGACGGCTGGGCCAGCCGCGCAGTCCGGTAGAGAGCGGTAGCCGGCCATTAGTCCTGTAGCACCAGGACTAATGCATGGCCAGCCCAAAGCGCGTCGATGAGCTGCTGGAGGTGTTGGCCCGTAACGCAGCGCCGCGCTCCCACTACGTCTCGCATCAGTCCAGCAACTTGGACAGTCTTGCGGCGGGATTCCAGGAACGCCCATACGGCATATCTTTCGCCCGCGCTCCGCATGAGCGAATGAGCAGCCCGACCGGCTTGGAGCCCGAGGGGCGCCGAGGAATCGTCTATGCCAGGGTGGACGGGAGGGGCGTTGATTACAGCCGCCCAGAAATTCGGGCACTACTTGACGAACTCAATGCCGCCGCCATTGAGGCCGGTGGGTCTGCTGACGCCGTGATTCCCGCGCTGCGCAACTCCGGCGTGGATTGGGTCAATAACTGGAACAGTATTGGGGCTGCCAATGAGCTGCATGTCTTGCGGCCCGCAGCCGTGCAAGTTCGCCGCGTTTTTGAGCTGCCACTGGACAGGGGCTACCAGTTTCCGCGCCCCCCCGACGCGCTGCCGGCCCGCATGCACGCAGACCCGTCCGTGCCACTTGAGTGGTTAAGTGCCCCCATACGGACAGTGCGCGCTAGGCCGTAACAAAATCGACCCCTCCGAGGCATTGGTCACTTAGATCCCCCAACCCCCGATCTAGGACGACCATGGCTGACGAAGAAGTTCTGAACGACGCGCCGGTATCAGAGGCTCCCGAAGCCCCTGTCTCCGAGGCCCCGCAAAGCGCTCCGGCTGAGTACGGCGGTTTCGATACGCCCTATTCCGCGTTCAAGGCGCTGCCTGACTTCCAGGGCCAGGACGATCTGGCCATCGCCCGCAACCTGTATCAGGCATACAGCGGGTACGGCGAAGCCCAGCGGCAGCTCCAGCAGTACCAGAACATCATTCCGCACGCCACGGAATACCTCCAGAACAAGCAGGCGTATGAGCAGTGGAAGGCCGCCCAGGCGCAGGCCCAGGCCCCCAAGCCTGCTGAGAAGCCGAAGTGGTGGAACCCGCCCGCCGTCGATGATTCCTACAAGTCCTGGATCATCCGCGACCCTTCCACGGGCAAGGAAGTCATCGCCCCCGATGCCCCATATGAGGCGAAGGTCGCCCTCCAGAAGTATCAGGCGTATACCGCCGACTTTGCCCGCAAGTTCGTCACCGATCCCGAGAACACGCTGAAGCCCTTCATTGAGGATGTGGCGCGGCAGAAGGCCGAGGAACTTGTTCAGGCCCAGCTCGGGCAGTACACGGCGAAGAACTACGTTCAGTCGCTTGAGCAACAGAACTCCGACTGGCTGTACGACCAGTCAGGAAACATCAGCCGGGAAGGCCAAGCCATTCAGGCGTATATCCAGCAGGCTTCCGAGATCGGGATTTCCAACCCCGAGGCCCGCTGGAAGTACGCCACTTCGATGCTGCAACGGGATCTTTTGAACCTCCGCTACCAGCAGTTGTCCTCTGCCCCGCCGGCGCAGGGTTTTGCCGAGCCTGCCGCGCCACAGGCACCCCCGGCTGACCCAGTGGCACAACAGAACATGCAGTTCCTTCGGGAGCGTGCAACCCGTACCCCGAATCGGAGTGCAGGAACCAGTGAGCCTCGGGCACCGCGCCAGAGGATGAGTTTTGAAGACCGGCTGAAAAGCCAGCTCGTAACTGATGGAGTCATCTGATGAGCAGCAGTGTGGATTGGGCTCGTTCAATTGCAACGACGATTGTCAATCACCTCCGGGAAGAGGAGATTGCATCGCTTCGTAAGTACAAGTTCTTTGCCGCTCTGGAGGGTGCCGGGCAGATCCGGACCAACATGAGTGGCCGTGGCTTCGACTGGGAAATCCAGTACCGGAACCACAATCCCAGTGGCAACAATGGTGAGACTCCTCGGAGCTTCGCCCGCGAGAACCTCTGGAAGAAATTGGAGTTGGAGTACCGGGGTGCCCAGGTCACCGACGCGATCTACAAGCGGGAAATGCTTGAGAACCGTTCGGCCCAGGCTCTGGTCCAGGTCGCTGGCAAGATGGCGAGTCGTCTGCTCACTTCGATGGAGCAGTATCTCGCCAAGGAGTGGGTGCAGGACGGTTATGCGTCGGGCAATGAGCTGCGGTTCCATGGCATCGAATCGTTCATGGGCGCGACCCAGACGATTGATTCGACCGCCACGGGCTACAGCCCGCGCTCGTCCAACGCGGCCGACCCGTTCTTCGCCCCCAACGACACCTATGCCGGTCTTTCGACCGTCCTCGGTGCGTACGGTGGCAGTGCGACCACGCAGGGTTTCTGGCCCAACGGGAATTCCGACCCTGAGTTTGATTTCTTCAGCCCGGTGATTGTGAACGCGGATTCGTCCTACTTCGGTGCCAGCACCTGGAAGGACAACTGCGTGAAGGCCGTCCGCGAGGCGCTTCACCAGACCCGCCGCAACGACACCAAGGAAGATCAGGTGGACATGGTCCTTCTGGACCGCCGGTTGTTCATCGACTTCCTCAACACGCTGGATTCCAAGGAGCGTGTGATCGTCAGCCGCCAGAACGGTCTGCGGAGCTACGGCTTCACGGATGTGTTTGAGCTGGACGGCGTTGAGGTGTCGGCGGAGAACTCGGTTCCGGCCAACACCGGCTACGGGCTGGCGGTCGGCAACATTGAGTTGCTCTGCATGGAGTCCCAGCTCATGGTGAGCGAGGGTCCGTTCTACGACGAACTGACCCAGCAATTCCGGTACGTGGTTTCGACGCTCGGCAACCTGAAGTTCAAGTCGCCGCGCAACTTCTTCAAGCTGATTGCCTGACCAAGGAGAACAAAGAAGATGAGTCTGTACGTTGATCCGCCGTTCGCTCTTGGTCAGACGCTTGGCGTCTCGTCCGCTTCGGATGGCGGTGGATGGGTTGGTGCGGTCAAGGTGTTTCCGGATGTGAATCCGGTCACTGGCCGGATCCGCAGCAACCGGGTGAAGAAGTGCATTGCCGTGCGGAACACCTCGGGCGTGGCCCTCCTGCCGAAGCGGGTGGTCACGTTCAAGAGCGGTTCGATCACGGAGGTGGATGGCTACACCAACGTCACCGACCAAGCGTCGGCTGGCGTGGTGGATGAGCATCTGCCTGCCGCGGGTGTGGCTGCCAACGATGTGTTCTGGATTACGATTGACGGCCCGACCGAGGTCAAGCTCGGCCCGGCGCAGGAAGCGGCCGTGAACACCGTTCTGGTGGCTCTCACGGCGGCGACCAGCACGGTGTCCACTACGGCGGGTCAGGCTCAGACGGGCGCTGCCACGTTCCTTCAGAACGGCTACATCGGCCGGGCTCTGTCGGCTGGTACGACCGGTCAGAACGTCCTTGCCATTGTCAATCTGGTCCGCAGTTGAGTCTTCCCCTTCGGGGGTTCGGGGGGCAGCCGGATGGAGGGAAACCTCCTCCGGCTGTTTCCATATATGAACGACCTGATCTACGCGCTGATGAATGACCAAGCGGCCATCCAGAACCTGGACTATCTGCGGCAACTGATCGCAGAGGCTCGGGCGGATGTGCCGTATGAGGACATGCAGCGTTTGCGCATGCTCCAGTACCAAGGCGCGCCGATGACGACTGAGCCACAGGAGGATCGCTGATGCTTTGGCAAAAGAGCCCGCAGTACGAAGGCATGCCGCATGAGGAGTACCTCCAGACTGAGGAGGGGCAGCGATGGTTGCAGGCGAACCGCCGGTGGAGCGACTGGATGCAGCGCGGCGGGCCACGGCAACTAGCGCCCGTAGCTGGCCCTCCTGCGCCAAAGCCGCTCCCTGCCCCAGCGGGCAAGCCGGCGCCCACGGCGCGCCCGTTGCCATCACTCCCTGCTAACTGGCGGGGCACGCGGGAACAGGCGGCTGCGATGGGCTTTGGGTTCGATATCAAGGGGCGACCGCAGTACATGCGGAACCAGCCGCCAGCCGCAGACAAAAAGGCCAGCATGGGAGGTTCGTCTGGTGGCTCAATGCCTTACGGGACACTTCTCCGTGAAGGCCCCATTCCAGGCGGCGGCGTGCCATCCAGTGGCTCGCAAGACCCTTTTGTGAGAGGTAATTGGGGGCAACCGATTGGCCCTAATCCGGCTTTCGGCGCCGCCATGGGCTTAGAGTGGGACGGGAGTCAGTGGGTGAAAAAGAACCCCAATGCCGACCTAGAGCGTCAGGCGGCGGAGCTAGAGCTTCGTCGGCAGCAGTGGCAGTTCGACCAGATGACCAAGGACGGCGGCGGGTCGCCGCAGGCTCCGGACCTCCGCAAGCTCATCGAAGAGCAGCGTCGTCAGATGGACCAAGATGACCAGATGCGGAAGGTTGCCGAGATGCTGGCCAACGAGCAGCGTGGCCGGGACGTTCTGGCTAGCGGCGAGGAGTGGCGTTGGGACGGGAACAAAATCGTCCCGCTGGATGACAAATACCGACAGTCCCAGAAGGCTGCGGGCCGCAAGCAGGCTGCCGAGCGGGACAACTTCCTGATCGAACAGGAGAACCGCAGGTCCGTTGCGGGCAATCGCCGTTCGACGGCGGACGGCGGCAGCGGCAAGCGCATCGGCCCCGTGACTGGAGTTGATGAACGCGGCAATCGCATTGGCCCGGGAGCAGCCCAGCCGATACCGCCCCAGGACACGGGCACGCCGTATGGCGAATGGATCGGGATTGATCCTGCTGGCCCTCGCATTCAAGACTTCCAAGACCGCGACGGGGACGGCGTTGATGATCGCTATCAGTCTGGCCCAGGTGCGCCCAGTCAAAGGCGACTGCCTGCTGGGGGCGGCGGGTCGTCCGGTGGCAGCAGATACTCTCCCGAAGACATCGCCTACATCCAGGCGCAGCAGCGGATGCTGCAAGAAGGCCGCGGCGGAGTGGCGGGATATCGCCGGTAACTGTATACTTGTCCACCTACCCCCCAAGGTGACACATGCAACAAAAGTTTACAGTCGGTATCGTCACGTTCTCTTACGGCGGCAACGGCGGCATCTCCTCGGAGGTGCCTGACATCCGTGAATGGATGGTGCCGCTGGCCAGTGACATCTCCAAGGATCCGCGGGTGGAGAGCATCCGCATCTGGAACCTTGCTGACACGCCGATCACCATGACCCGCAACCGGGCTGTGATGCAGGCCCGGCAGAACGGCGTCGATGTCCTGGTGATGGTCGATTCGGACATGAAGCCTGACTTGTATGCCGGGCATCCGGACGCCAAGCCATTCTTCCAGTCGTCGTTCGACTTCTTGGTGAACCACTACCACAAGGGCCCCGTGGTCATCGGTGCCCCGTACTGCGGCCCGCCGCCCGTGGAGTGCGTCTACGTGTTCCGCTGGAACAACATGGCCAGCGAGAACCCCAACCCGGATTTCCAGTTGGAGATGTACGACCGCCACACGGCCGTGAAGATGGGCGGCATCCAAGAATGCGCCGCCCTGCCGACTGGCCTGATCATGTACGACATGCGGGCCTTTGAACTCACGGAGCCCAAGCAGGACGGTGACAAGCCGTGGTTCTATTACGAGTGGAAAGACCACTACGCCGCCGAGAAGGCTTCCACCGAAGATGTCACCATGACCCGTGACCTGTCCATGGTCGGCACGCAGAAGCTGGGCTACAACCCGGTGTTCTGTAACTGGGATGCGTGGGCCGGTCACTGGAAGCCGAAGTGCGTCGGCAAGCCCCAAGTGATTTCGGTGGACGGTATCTCGCACAAGCTGAAGGACTGCTGGGAGGCCAAGGTGGAACCCGGCACCAAGCTGGTGGAGTTTAAGTCGTCCGTGAAGCTGCCCGCGCAGCCCGCGTTCGACGGCATGGGCATGGACCTTCCCGGCCCCGACGCCAACGCCCTGGCAGCGATGGTGACGCAGTTCACACAGGAGCATGGCCGCCCCCCTGTGGTGTGCGAGGTGGGCTCATGGGCGGGTCGGTCTGCGATCACCATGGCCAAGGCCGGCGCCAAGGAAGTTGTGTGCGTCGATACGTGGGAGGGTTCTGAGAACGACGAAGGCTGCAAGGCATACGACGGTTCCCGCGGCACGCCCATCCAGGTCTTCCTTCGCAACACGCAGGGGCTGCCGATCCAGGCGTGCTGTGCCCGTTCTCCTGACGCCGCCGAGCGGTTCAAGGACGGGGAGTTCGACATCGTCTACATCGACGCCGAGCATGACTACGAATCCGTGAAGGCCGACATCGAAGCGTGGAAGCCAAAGGCCAAGCACATCTTGGCCGGGCATGACTACCACTCCTTCCCCGATGTTCGGCGGGCAGTGAAGGACTGCGGGATTACCCCGCATGTCGAAGGCAACGTGTGGATGACGAGTGTCGGAGCCTGAAAAAGTCTGCATAGAGTGCGGGCTAGCGTGGCCCGCTACCACGGCCCACTTCCACAAGTCCAAGGATGGATTCCACGCCCGCTGCCGAAAGTGCCGGAACAAGAAGATCCGCGGCGACCGCAAGGGCAAGCGGAACAAGAAGCTAGACGAGATTGAGAAGGGCGCGGTCAAGCACTTCGTTGCCGCCGCCCGTGTCGGCGGGGCCCGCATCCCGCACTCCTCGGAACTCTTGGAAGTTCTCATGGAGTATTTCGGCGGCACGCGCGGGTTCGCCAATCTCTTTATGAAGCAGTTCTACGACGCGCCCGTTGGTGGTGCGTTCAGGACCAAGATGCTGGACACCGTGGTTCGGCTGGTCAAAGACAACACGGCCATGGGCGGCGCCAAAAAGCCCCTGGAGCTGATGTCGGAAGAAGAGTTGGAAGCCGAGCTTCGGCGGCAGGTGATCGAAGCGGCCATGCAGATGAAACACATTGAGGTCGTAGATGAAGTGCGAGGATTGCCGCTGGTGGATTCCAGTGGAGGAAGAGATGCAGGGGGAGTGCCATCGGTATCCGCCGACGCTCCTCGGGCAGAGGGGCTGGGATCGATTCCCCGAGACGATGCCCACTGATTTCTGTGGCGAATATGAAGAAACACCCCCGCCCAATTCAGCCCCCCCAAACTCCTGACGAGCCGCTGGGTGAGATGACCCAGCACCAGCTCGGCCAGCTCAAGGACGTTCAGTCGGCTCTCACTGAGCGGCGGCTGGAGGCCCTGCGGCTGTATGAACCCATGCCGCACCAGGACGAGTTCCATAGCTGCATGGCATCGGAGCGGATCGTTCTGGGCGGTAACCGAGGCGGCAAGACGCTGGCGGTTGCGGTGGAGGCGGCCCGAGCGGCTACGGGCCAGGATCCCTATGGCAAGTACCCCAAGGAAGGCGGCAACCTCGCCATCATCGGCCGGAACTGGCCCCACATTGGATTGGTGATTTACCCAATCCTCCTAAAAGCCGGGGCGTTTCGGATCATCAAGGACGAGAAGACTGGCCAGTGGCGGTCGGTGCGGAGCGGCGATGACAAGAGCAAGAGCAAGCCTGCTCCTCCGCTGATCCCGCCGCGGCTGGTGAAGGACATCTCTTGGGTGCTGAAGAACGCGGGCTACCTCAACAAACTTGAGTTGACCAACGGCTGGACGATCTGGTGCTTCTCGTCTGAGGGAGAGCCGCCGCAGGGCTATCAGGCCGACCTTATTTGGATTGACGAAGACGTAACGAATGAGGCTTTCGTCGGTGAGTCGCAGGCGCGGCTCGCAGATCGCAAGGGCCGCTTTGTGTGGTCGGCTATGCCGCACTCCAAGAACGACGCGCTGATCGGCCTGTGCGAGCGAGCCGACCGGGCGGTGGAGGAAGGGCGCACGGACGCCATCATCAAGAAGTTCACCTTCCGCTTCTTGGACAACGCCTTTATCGATTCGGAGGAAAAGAAGAAGAACATTGAGCGGTGGAGCGCGCTTGGGCAGGACGAACTGCGGATGCGTGCCGAGGGTGAGTTCACCACCGAATCCACGCTCATGTACCCGACGTTCAACCGCAGCGTGCATCTCATGCCGCGCACGGAACTGCCGGAAGGTGTGGTTCCGCCCGACTGGACACGGTATGTGGCGATTGACCCCGGCCACGCGGTCATGGCGACCATCTTTGCCGCCGTGCCGCCGCATGAGCGGTTTATGCTGATCTACGACGAACTGTACATCCGCAACTGCAACGCGCTGATTTGGGGCGAGCAGTTCTATGAGAAGGTCCGCGAGCAGCACATTCACGCGGCGATCATGGATATGCACGGCGGCCTGCTCCGCGATCTGGGCTCGGGCCGCCTGCCGCATGAACTGTACTCGGAAGAACTTAAGAAACGGAAGATTCGCTTCGCCATCGGTGGGCACGGGTTTATTCCGGGTTCCGATGACATCCCGGCCAGAACCGCCATCGTCCGGCAGCTCCTGCATATCCAAGGCGACGGGACAACCCGACTCAAAATTCTTGAGGGCTCCTGCCCCAATCTGCTGCGAGAACTGAAGCGGTATCGCAAGAAGACAACGACGGTCAACGGTCAGGTCTTTGTCACCGATCAGCCCCAGACCCGAGGCGAGGTCCACGCCTGTCAGTCGCTGGAATACCTCTGTGCCTACGAACCCAAGTACCACGCCCCGCCACGGACTTTCGGTCCCGATCCATGGTGGGTGAAGTGGCTGTCGGAGCGCAAGCGCCGCCAGCGGGAGTCGGTTGACCCCCATGTAATCCTCGGGCCCTCTAGGAGATTGCCGTGAGTTCCTATGACATGCCCAAGGCCGACTTGGGCGACATTGTGCTGTTCTACGCCCATGAAGGGGCCACCCCGGTCCCGGCGATTGTGTCCGTGGTCGCCTCTCGCACGCTCACCCTCTGGGCGATTGCGGGCGAACTGGGCGGCGTGGTGAAGCCCTCGGTCCACCACCTTACCGACCCGGGCGTGAACGACTTCCCCGATTGGAAGCGTTATGGCTACTGGGACCACAAGCCCAAGGATTCGGCCGTCTCCATTCTGAGCGAGAAACTCAGCCTGTTGGAGAAGAAAGTGGCCGCCACAGCCCCGAAAAAGGCTTGACCGGACACTAGTCGGTAGGAGAACTCCATGGCTGACGAGAACCCGCTGCGCCCACTTTGTAAGCGCTGGATCGAATGCGTCCGGCAAGCTGAAAAATACAAACGTCCCTTCAGCGAGGACGCTGCGGAAGCCATGGGGTTCTTTGCCGGTGACCCCGACTTCATGTGGAAGGACTCCTACGCTCGCGGTGAGCGGGGATACATCAAGGGGATGGACCCGCCCCCGTTCCGCATGATGGTCAACCGCGTGTGGGAGGCCGTTCGTCTCTTCACGGCAGTCATCCATCACCGCAACCCGACGCGGACGGTGTCTCCCAAGGACTACCCCATCCTGGGCCCGCAGCTTCTCGGCATCTTCCCCCAGCCCCCTGTCCCGCAGATGGGGCCGGACGGCCAGCCGGTCATGGGCCCAGACGGCCAGCCGGTGATGATGCCCGATCCGGGGATGATGCAGTACCAGCAGATGCTCCAGCAGCAGCAGATGATGCTGGAGCGCCGCAAGGTGGTTGCCAAGCTCTTGGAGGACTACCTCAACTACACGCCCAACGAACTCAACCTCAAGCAGCACTCACGCAAGGTGGTGGAGGAGGCGTTTATCAAGGGCGCGGGTGTGTGGTGGCATGAGCTGTACACACCTCCCGGCGGCACGGTGAAGATGGCCGGGTCGTTCTACGACACCATCGACAATCTGGTCTGGGATCCCGACGCCGACGAGTTTGAGGACATCCGCTGGGCGGCTCGCCGCAGAGTGCAGCCCATCGATGAGGTGGCTGCGAAGTTCGGCCTGTCCCGTGACGACTTGAAGGGTTCTGTGGAGTCCTACTCCCGGCAGGCCGATGCGACCGAGCGCGGCTATCAGCATGAGAAGAAGACCGGCAAGACGAACGACCTGATCGTCTACTGGGAGATTTACTCCAAGACCGGCTTTGGCGACAGGCTCAAGGACGCCGACCAAGACCTGCGTGGCAAGTTCGACGCCCTCGGCCCCAACTGCTACATCGTCGTTGCCGAGGGTGTGGATTTCCCGCTCAACATTCCTCCGGCGATGATGCAGGAGGAGGTCGATGAGTCCGGCATCCCCCCTACCCTGTTCATGGCTGCCCAGTGGCCGATCCCCTTCTGGGCCGAGCCGAGCGGATGGCCGTTCACGCCGCTGGTGTGGCACGGCAAGCCGGGCTACTCCTGGCCCATCTCGCTGATCCGCCCCGGGATCGGGGAATTGAGATTCATCAACTGGGCGATGTCGTTCCTCGCCACCCGCATTGCCACCTCCAGCCAGACGCTCATCGGTGTGGCCAAGCATGCGGACCCGGATCTCAAGGCCAAGATCCTGGAGAAGAACGAGGGCGGGTTCAACATCGTTGAAATCTCCGAAGCGGTCGGCCGGTCGGTGAACGATGTGATCTCTGTCTTCCAGATGCCTGGGGTGACCCAGGACATGTACAACATCATCCAAGCCGTGACCGAGCTGTTCGACCGCCGCGTCGGGCTGACCGAGCTGATTTACGGCATGACCAGGGCCTCCTTCCGGTCGGCAGCAGAGGCCGCCGTGAAGTCGGAGCAGATCAGCGTCAGGCCCGACGACTACGCTTCGATTTTGGAAGATGCGTTGTCCGAGGTCGCTCGCAAGGAAGCGCTTCTCGCCCGCTGGATGGTCTACCCGCAGGACGTTGCTCCCATTCTGGGGCCGATGGCTGCCCAGGCGTGGCAGTTGCATGTGCAGGGCGAAGACCCTGAGTCGGTCGTCCGTGAATATTCCTATCGCGTGGAGGCTGGTTCGGCACGCAAGCCGAATATCGCCACCAAGGTGGAGAACATGAACAACGCCATGCAGATAATGATGCCCGTGGCGCAGGGTCTGTTGCAGTCTGGCCAGCCGCAAATCTTCAACGCCATGCTGGAGGACTGGGGCGAGGTGATGAACGTGGACATCAGCCGCTACATGGTCCCGCCTCCGCCCCCTCCGCCTCCCGGTCCTCCTCCAGTCCAGCCGCCCGAAGCCCCACCCGAAGCCCCTCCCCAAGGCCAATAGTCCTGTATGACATACCCACCTGAGATCGAAGCCGCTGGCGAATGGGCCAAGAGCCGCTATGAGAAAGCCCTGCCCTACGGGGAGAAGTGGGCCGCTATGGTCGCCCTCCAGCAGCCGCCTGGAACCAAGGGAAGCGACCGGGCGTTTCTCCAGGGACGGCAGAACAACGAGCAGTTGGACGAGATGCCGAAGCGTCAGGCGCAGTACGTCGCCCGTGAGGCCCGGCAGGCAGGGATCAACATCTCGGGGAAATACTATTGCGCCGGGATAGCCGACAAGCGCGGCTGGAAAGACCCCGCGGCGTGGGTCAGCAGCAACGACGATGTTCTCAGCGTGGCCCGCAAGCGGCGCCTGCACGTTACGGGAAGCGTGAACTACGATCCCGGCGAAGCCCCGCCGAAGCGCGTGGTGCTGTCGGAGAGCATCATCAAAGACGAACTCCGCAAGGAGAAACGCAAGAACCCCAACGCCAAGGTCGGGGAGCTGCGAGAGAAGATCATTGACAAGCACGCATACAAGGTGAAGGGACGGCTATGAACGAGATCGCACGGCACTTTTCCCCCGGCTCGGTGATTACGGCCAACTCCTCGGCCGCCACAACGGCAGGCATGATTCCTTTCGGCCGTTTTGGCGGTGCGTGCGTGATGATTGCCGCCACCAACTCTTGCACGCAGATCAACTGGCACGGGACCGTAGACCCGGCCGTGACTCCGCGGGCCATCTATTCGGATGGCGCGGCCGTCACCTCTGCCGTCACGGTTGGGATCATCCCCGTGCCCGACGCCTGCTTCGCCGTTAACTATGTGGTCCCCGTCGTTGTGGGCGGGACAACCTGTGCAATGACCGTCATGGCCAAGGGGTGAGTGATGGCGTTTGAATACGCTCCCGGCAGCAACGCGCCGATTCGGGTCCGTGAGTCGGTCGTTGTGAACGAGACTCCCACTGCGTCAGAGTTGGAGGAAGGCGAACTGGCCCTCAACAGCGCGGACGGCACTCTGTACTTCCAGACCGCGTCTGGAACTATCAGCCAGTTCCCGGGTGCGACGGGCTTTAAGAAGATCGTCGCTTTAACGCAGGCCGCCTACGACGCCCTGGCCGTCAAGGATTCACAGACGCTGTATGTTGTTAAGGGTTCTGGCCCGTTGATTTCTGGTGTGGCTAGCGTCAACGGCCAAACGGGCAACGTGAGTCTCGCGTACTCATCGCCCGGCCACACGCACACAGCCGGTGAGGTCGGACTGCCGTCGATTTCGGTCGGCGCCCTGACGTACGCACAGGGCGCCTCCAGCAGCGATTACTACGAAGTTGCTGGCATGTCTGTGAACCTGTCCTCGCCCGGCGCATACGATGTGCGGGTCGTTCTGGTTGGGGCCAGCACCAGCGCCGTGTCTGGCGGCGCGCTGGTTGCTATCAACGGCGCGTCCTACGTGGGCTCTGCGCCCCCGACTGGCTACGCCCTATACGGCGGCGCGGAATTGGTTGGCAATACCGCCCAGGCCATGTCTGCGTCTACGTCCGGCGCGTTGTCGGCTGCTTTTGTTTACGCCACATCCGCCGCTGCCACGCTGGCCGTTCGGTTCAACTCCGCCTCTCCGCCAGACAACGCCCATCTGGTGCCCGGGTCGCACATTATCGCCATTCGGTGCGGCGACGGGCCGTCCTGACCGTCACTAGATCACCGAGGCAAGCCCATGTGTGCGATGAATCCCCGGCTGCTGCGTCCCAAGGCGAGCGGCTACGTCGCCACCGACGCAGATGCACGCGCGTACCTATCGTCTGTCAAGACTGCCGATGGCTCCAGCCTGGAGCCGGCGGTGGCGAAGGCCATCAACGATTTCGTTGCAGGTTGCAAGACCGATGCGATCTGGGATGCCATCAAAGCGTGCTGCATCCTATGCGGAGCCAAGACGCTTTCCGGTGCGTTGACGCCGCTGAAGGGTGCCGCGCCGACCAACAACGGGCCGTTCGTCGCGGGCGACTACAACCGAGAAACTGGCCTTGTCGGCAACGGGTCAACCAAGTGGCTGGACACCAGCCGCAACAACAATGCTGATCCGCAAGATAACAAACACTTTTCGGTTTACAGGTCGGTGGCAGCAACGAATGACGCCGGGCTTTTTGGAAGCAACGACACTACCACTGGGCATTCACACGTCTACACCGGGTTTGGGGCTTTCTATTTTCGCCACAACGCGGCAACTGCTGACATTCAGGCGTTGAGTGTGAATGCAGGCGCAGTCTTTTTGGGTGCATCCCGTTCGTCTTCTTCCAGCTTTGGTTATCGAATCGGCGCGAACAGCTATACGGCTACGGTTGCAAGCCAAACGCCTGCCAACTCCAACTTCCGCGCGTTTGAGACGGGTGGGCGCACCAACGCACGCCTAGCGTTCTATTCCATTGGTGAAGCCGTAGACCTTGCGTTGCTGCGGACGCGGGTCGATACGCTCATCGCCGCAATACAGGCAGCCATATGACGCTCTCCGGCCTGACTCTCCCAGTGTCCTATGAATGGGGCGTGGCTCACGCCCTCCTGTTCAGCGCTGCCTTGGCCCAGCGGCTTGGCGAGGTGCAGGCCCAGCATGGCGACCCGCGCCATGTGCCATCCCCGCGCCGCCTGACCGATGGGCGATTCATGCTCACCGCCGACATCCTGACCGAGTGCGTGCCCGGCGGGCTGGTCTACGGTGGGTTCAGTCATCTGGACGCGGCCCGGTTTGATGAAATCGAAGTGGTTCCGCTGGCAGAGGTGTCGGCTTTGCTGCCGGTGGCACCGTCGCCATGACCCTCCGGCATTTCCTGCTGTTCATGGTCCTCTCCGCCGCCGTCCTGGCCGCCATGATGGCCGGTTTTCTGGTGTTTCTGCGGGCCTAGTTCTGGGGCAATAGTCCCTAGAGCCATGGCGTACCTCACGTATTACGATGCCGTCGAATCGCTGATCGTCTCCTCCTTTGGCGGCCCCCAGGACGCCGAGCAGCGGGACATCCGTACGGCCATTCACCGGGCGTACGACGAACTGACGACCATCCGGGACTGGGCCTACTACCACGTACACGGCCGGATCGTCCTCCAGGCTCCGTACGACACCGGGACGGTCACCTCCAGCGGTGCCACAGTGACGCTCACGGGCGGCACATGGCCCACCTGGGCCGCCAGCGGTGCCTACCTGAAGGTCGGTGAGGAAATCTGCCGCGTGGCCTCCCGCACCTCTGGGAGCGTTGTGGTCCTGGATTCCGACCTTGCCTTGAAGGCCGACGTTACGGGTGCGTCCTACACGCTGTACCGCAGCGTCTACCCGCTGCCGGATGACTTCCGGAACCTGGACGAGCCCAGCGACGAATACAACTGGTGGAGTGGCCTGTATGTGACCCCTGATCAGGCCATGAAGATCGAACGGGTCAGCAACTCCTCCGGGGAGCCGTACCACTGGACCTTGATCAAAGACCCTGACTCGTCCGGCTGGGCCATCAAGGTGGTTGGGTATCCCACCGGCACGCAGACGTTGGATTTCACCTATCGTCGCACGGCCCGGCCGATTCGCTACTCCGGCCATGAGGCTGCCCTGCGTCAGGGAACGCTGGCCCGCTCCACCACCGCGGTGACCGGAAGTGGCACGGCGTTCTCTTCCGCCATGGTGGGGAGCGTCCTGCGGATTGGCGACACCACCAACATCCCTGGTCCGATTGAATCGCTGAACCCGTGGGTGTCGGAAGCCAAGATCACGGCGGTCGCCAGTGCGACTAGCCTCACCACGGATGCGTCCGGAACCGTGGCATCGACCACCAAGTACCTGATCACGGACCCCTTGGACCTTGCCCCGCACATGCACGGGGCCATGGATTCGGCGTGCGACTACTGGCTGGCCCGAATCCGCGGATCGGGCGAGGACAAGGCGTTCCAGCTCTACCAGCGGGATCTCCGGCTGGCGATGGAGCAGGACCAGCTCGCCCCGCTCTCAGGCCGGTCCCGCTACGTGTGGCATGACGGCGGCTGGCGGAGCCCGCTCCAAGCGGATGTCGGATGATCACCATCGACACATGGCGTGGGCTCGTCACTAACGGCAGCCCGTATGCGTTGCCCGTGGGGGCCGCGGTGACGCAGGTCAACTTCCAGTGCCGCCGCCCCGGAGAGCTAACAGCCCGCGGCGGGCAGGTGGCGGCATCGTTTAGCTCGCACGTTGCTGGGGCCACGCAGGTCGTTGAAATGTTTCGCTGCCCTATAGGTGCGTCTGAGTGCGTTCTGTACCAGTCGGCTGATGGCGTCATCAGGATTGCGAGAGGTTTTACGTGAGCGCACTTTCAGGCGGCAGCTCGCTGTCCACTGTCTGGCCCGTGACCTTTGCCCGCGGCCGGAACGGTGACGTTTATGGCGTGAATGGCGAGGCCCGTGGCATTCGCTGGGACACGGTCGCCGGGGTGGAGCAGCTTGGCATATCGGCCCCCGCCTCCGCGCCCACCATCACGGTCGGAGGCGGAACCGCCAAGTACGACGTAGTCGGCGTGATGGTCACGGACCCCGGTGCGTGCTACAGCAAGACGCCGACGCTGTCGTTTAGTGCGTCTGGTTCGCAGGCCCCGCAGGCAAAGGCCAATCTTGCCCATGGCCACTGCGGCAGCGTCAGCATGCTGAAGTACGGGAATGGTTTCACCTCCCCTCCTACGGCTACCGTTTCCGCTCCAGATGCAGCGGGAGGCACAGGGGCCGTGCTGGCGGTAACCACCTCCAGCTTTACGATTGATCTCCCGGGCGGCGGCACGGAAACACGCTACCGCGTTGCGAGCGTGAGCGTTTCCGCTGGCGGGTCAGGCTATTCTGGTCGTCCGCAAGTTATTTTTTCCGGAGATGGGGCCGGTGGTGCCATCGCCACGGCCACCGTGTCGGCGGGCGTCATTACTGCCGTGACTGTCCGGCGTGGCGGCGTATATGAGACTGCCCCGACCGCAGTCATTGTGGCCGACTACGACAATATCCCGCGTGATGCGGCCGTGGCTCCGGTCACCCAGCCCGCCATCATTGGTAAGTATTGGTGTGCGATCCGATACATAGACGACACGGTTCCCGAAAAGCGCGGGCCCATCCCGTCCAGCATCAGTGAACTGACCAGCATCGAAGTGTCCAGCGCGGCGCCGGGGTTCACTTGGAACTGGTCCAACGCTGGCATGGAATCCCGCGTAGACAAGATTGAATTGTGGAGAACCACCGCAGACCAAGTCTTGGTTCTGTACAAGGTGGCCGAGGTGTCGAAGGGCACCACTACCTACGCCGACAGCTTGTCCGACACGCAGCTCTCCGATCCTTCCCGGACGGGCTTTGCGGCCCTGCCCATAACGCTTCCTAACGGCCAGACAAACGCCCGGCGTTTCAATCCGCCGCCGCAGAACAAGCGCGTGGTGACCATCTTCCAAGACCGGGCATGGTATGCCGTCGATGTTCCCGGCAAGAAATTCAAAGGCACCTCCGACTCCAACGCCGCGGAGCCGAATGCGTTGTACTTCTCTGAGGCCGACGAGCCGGAAAGCGTTCCGGAAGTCAACCAAATCGTTATCCAAGAGAACGTCAAGGGGCAGGATCGGGTCACCGCCCTAATGCCTTTTGGCGGCGGCATGGTGGTGTTGCAAGAGAGGCACGCCTACCGTCTGTCATTCGTATCGCAGCCCCTGATCGACGCCAGTGTCACACTGATCGGTCAGCGAGGCTGCCTGAACCAGCGATGCTGGGATGTGTTTGACAACGTCGCATACGTGGTCGATAGCCTTGGGATGTACATCCTGGATGGCTCGCAGGCTGTGCCGCTCTCGGACCCTGTGGAAACCTACTGGTCTGACAACATCATCCACTGGGCCTCCTCAAAGTGGTTTTTCGTCCGCGTCGATCCGGTCAGCCGCATCGCCCGATTCTTCTTCTCGGTCACTGCCGGATTCCCTGACCGCGCCCTGTGCTTCCATCCCACCACCAAGGCGTGGTGGCTGGAAACCTACGCGCAGACCTTTGCGGCGGCGGAGTGCCTCTCCGCGGGCGGCAGGCAGAGCATGGTTGTGGGCGGCCAATCTGGGGCTTTGCTAAAGTTCGACACGGGCGGTGCGGACGTTCCAGCGGCTGGTGGCTCCGCGTCGATATCTTGCCAACTGCGGACTGGCAATATGTCCCTGGACCCCAAGCAGAATGACCGCGCCATCCGTGTGCTGTACGCGCCGACCACCGCGGACTGCAACTTGTCGCTGGCTCTGCATTACAACGGGTCTTCTAGTCCCCGCAACGCTGCTGTCGCCACCGACCGCGGCGGCGGCTTCACCACTACGGGCGGAGCCGCGGCCACGTTGAACCTCAAGCGTTCCCGCTCGGCGCTTGGTGACGCTACTGGATACGCGGTGTGTCACTACGCGGGCCGCATAGACGAGCGGTCGGTCGGCACCGACAGGCACCTGGCCGTTGCGTTGTCTTTATCTAGGCCAAGCTCTGAAACTGTCACCGTGTACGGCACTGCTGTCGGCGGAGTGTCCCAGTAATGTTTACGCAGCAGTCTGGCCAGATCGAAAACGCCCTCCGCAGCGGTGGCGTTCCGGACATCTCCGCCAAGGAGATGATGCAGGGTGTCGCTAACTGCCGGTCGCCGCTAGAGCATCGGGGCAGCGCTGCGTTCACCCGGAACCCGCGTGACAATCGCAGCCTGTTTCCGGGCCAGCCACCAACCGGAGGGACGCCGAATTTCTATCTGTCGCCGTCCGTCATCGACAGATCGGTCATCATCAACATCCCGCCGTGGCAGCACGTACCGTGGACCCCCATTCCGTACCCGGACTACCCAGACTGGCAGCCCATCCCGTACCCCGACTGGGCCGCCGGGCAGTACCAGTGGGACGACGTAAGCGTCATCATCAACAGCCCGACGTACATGGGCCCCGTGACGACCAACAACGTCACCACCAACAATGTTAAGTCTAACACCATCAACAACGATGGGGACATCACCAACAACAACACCATCGTCAACGAAGGCCCGGTAACCATCAACGGCCCGGTTCATCACAACCACAACGTGGTTAACCAGAGCAATGTCACCAACAAGAACACGGTGATCAACGAAGGCGACGTCTACAACGAGGGCGCCACCTACACGGACGTGTCCTACAACTACAACACCACAAACTTTGGCGACACTACGAACTACGGCCCGACCACGGTCAACCAGTTCTTTTCCTCTGGGCCGAGCGAGTTCAGCGGTGATACCTACATCGCAGGCGATGAGCTGAATGTCACCAGCGTTGTCGTCAACATTGGCGGCGACACCACTACTAACGTCACCATTGAAGGCGACACCATCACCATCGACGGGGACACCACCTTCACTGGCGATGTGTACTTCCCCGACCCCAGCAATCCTGGCGGGCCCCCCCTGGGCCCACTCAGCGTGATACAGGCCAGCTTGGTCACTGGCATCATGTGGGACGGCGCTACCCTGACGAAGAGCTATCGCACATTCACGGTTCTCGGAACCGTTGGGGCCGAGCAAACAAGCACCATTGTTTCCGGCGTGGCCTGCCCTTCGACTCCATTGGGCAGTAGCGCTAGCAACTACGTGGACATGCCATGAGCAATCCCAACATCAAGGCCGCTAGTGCGATCACGGCGTTTAACGCCCCGGTCTGGGTGGGCACCACCTACGCCGCGGTGGTCAGCAACGCCACCACCAGCAATGCGTTGCAGAAGATTAGCAGCGTGCATATCTGCAACATCACGGCCGCCACTAGCTGCGCAGTCACAGTGGCTCTCTCCAACGGCACCACCTACTACCACGTTGTCGCCGGGCAGGCCGTCACGGCGTCCGTGCAGCCAGTCACGCGGAACACTCCCATCTACCTGGAGGAGGGCGACAGCATCTGTATCTATGCCGCCACCTCTGGCCACCTCCAGGCTGTATTCAACTACGAGCAGGTGCAGTGACCCTCCGCCTCTATAACGGCCGATGGCTTATTTTTGGATCCGGCATCGCCAACAGCGATGTGTGCTGCTGCCCAGAGCCACCTCCTCCAGGAAGCGGCACCTATCCGTGTGACTGCTTTGATTTTTGGCCGGAGTCCCTGACGCTAGATATCACGGGATTGGCCGACTACCCAGTGCCTGGGGCCGGTCTGTGCAACTGCCCTGCGGACGGGTACGGCCCGGGCTTCAACCAATCGGTCGTCTTGGACTTTGCAGGCGTCGTCACGTTTGATGGCTGCCCTGCGCTCCCGGGCACTGCCAACTCCCGCGTCCGTACGCTTAACTCGCTGCGGAATGCAACGGTGTATTCCGACCAGAATCCCTTCGGGCTGGCAGTGTACCGGGGATCCATGACGAACGGATCCTGCGACGAATACGGCGTGGAGGCGATTCTAAACAAGAGTGCGTTCGGTGGTTTTTGCGATGTCACTGTTGTCCTAGACAAGCTGGCGGCTGGTTCGCCGGACCTCTGCGACCCGTGGCTGCAAGCTTCGGCCGCGTGCAGTGCGTGGGTTCTGGGCGGCACGTTCAATACTTCCTGCGCTTCTGCCAATCTCACGGTGCAATCGTCCTACTTCGGCGGCGATGCGACGATGGGGCAGACCGCGGCCACGGTGGTGTGACCATGGCGACGACGTACTGCCAGTTTGGGGATCCCGTCTCCGGGGTGAGGCGATGTTTGGTCTGCGGTCGCACAGTCTTCAGCACGGCGGCCCGCGTCTCGGCTAGGTGCCGCAAGGCCGTCATCGGCCCCGGAACAGAGCTGAAGTCCCTTTTGGCCGCCTTTGGGATCACCGCCACCCCAGACTGCCAGTGCAACCGCATGGCTTCGCAGATGGACGCCTGGGGCCCCGAGGAGTCGGAGCGGCGGGTGGAGGAGATTGTGGACGCCATGCAAGAGGCCGCCGCAGCCAGGAGCCTGCCATTTCTCAGGGTGATCGGCCGCAAGCTGGTCCGAATCGCCTGCCAGCGCGCCCGCCGGAAATCCGCGCGGGCGGGACATTAGTTAGGTAGGAGCATAGATATGTACAACCCATTCGGCCCCGTCCGCGGCGTTCCCCAGCAGCCCCAGCAACCCCCGCAGGGGTTCCCGTCTCCGCAGGGGCGCCAGCCTCCACAAGCGCCGTCGCAGGGCCGCGGCCTGCTTGGGCAGTTTGGAGGCTTTGATCCTAGCGCCTACGCCGCTGGCGCGCAGGCCCAGTCTGCCAAGGACCAAGCCGCGTTCTCTGCCTACGGAAACTTGGGGATCGCTGGCCAGAACGCCATGGGCCAGTACGGGATGAACCGTGACGCCCAACTTACCAACCAGTCCATTGCTGCCGCCAATGCCTACGGGCAGATGGCCAACAACTACTACAACACCATGGGCCAGCTTGGGCAGACGGCCGCCGGCCTGAGCGCCGCTGGGCTGAACGCTGGAGCGCAGTCTGCTAGCGGAAACATGTCCA